AACTTTTTTAACTTTTGGTTTTTCACCTAATGGTGATTCATTTAGTATGTCTAGTAGTGATATCATTTTGTTTTCTTCTAAGGGTTGAGTTGGTGCCAAATCTGTATATCCTGTTGAAAATACAGTAGACGACATTTTATCAGCGTATGCTGATGAATCTTGTTTTTTTAATTTCTTTTTAGTTTCTTTACCATATCCTAAAGAATCACTGTCTTTAACTTCATTACCTCTACCTAATGCTGGAGCATCTTCAGTATAACCAATTCCTTTAATACCAAATTGAGCTTCCTCAGTATAATATTGGGGGTTTTTAGACATATTTTTTATAACTAAATCAATTAATTCTTGCTTTGTTTTATCTACATTAGCTATATCTGTAAGTTCCGTAAAGTAACCTTGACGAAATTGTTCACCTGATACATTATTAATGTTTTTATCATCTTTATAATTATATCCTTTATCTGGTGCTTGTAAATCTTTAACACCTTTAGTCATCTTTTTTTCAAGTGCTTTTGCATCTTCTTCAGAAATAAGCTCCATGTTTTTATCAAACAATTTAAACCAATCTGGATCTGCTTGAGCATTAGCTACATAAAGATTTTCTGATATAATACTACGCTTTGATAGTATAGAAGCTGCCTCATCAAATTTAGCAGCGTTACGCACTAAACTTGGGTATTTAGCTTTAACTTCTTTAAGGAAAATTTCTTTACTACCTTTTCCTTTTTTTATTTGGTTATATTGTTCTTGTAATGTTTTTGCCATTTTATTCTCCTTTTAATAAGTCTTTAATATCTTTAATATAGTCTAAAACTAAATCTGTTGGTTTAAATACTGAATATGACGAAGGATTATCATTATAATATTCACTCGTTTCATTTTTAGCATTACTCAACATTTTATAAATATCATTTAATTCTTGTTCAATGCGGTCAAATGCTTGAATTCTTTTTTCTTGAAATTCTCCAACACCTTCAGCTTCAAATAGTTGTTTAACTTCTAAACCTGATCCTTTAATTTTTTTAGGTACTAATTTATACCCAAATTCTTTTGTGTATACACTATTATTAACCCCATCGGCACTTGCTTTAGGGCCTGGTCCTAGTGAAGCACCAATTCCTTCATCTAATAAAGCCATACTTAACTCAGATCTTGGATCCATATCAATAAAATCATCTGATACAGCAAATATTCTTACTTTACCATTTTCTAAATCTGTTACTTCAATATCTTCTAAATTAAAACTATCGTTAAGCTTTTTAGCTATATCATTCATTTGTCTTACAGCTTCAGCTGAACTTAATCTTCTGATTTGACCTGACATTGTTTCTTTACCTAATGCAATTAATGCACCTCCAGCTCCAGTATCATAATCCATATACACATTTAAAAAATTAGGATTATTTTTATCTTTTGTAAATCTAGGTTTAGATACTCTTGTATATTCTTTAATTTCTTTAACTTCTTCTTTTTTCTTTTTAACTCTTTTAAATGCATATGGTGTTGCATACTGCATTCCTGTACCTGCTGTAAATGTAGCTGATCCAGCTCCACCACCAGTTGTAGACATTTCGTCTAATTCTTCTTCAGTTAA